TCCGCCTGACGCTCGCAGAGGGCGTCAAGGAAGTTCCACTGGGCCTCGCTGAGGCTGCCCTTGTGGTAGAGGCGACCGACGATGTCGGAGATCGTGGCCTGCTCGTACGTCTCGCTGATCCAGCGGCTGCCGTCGAGGGGGGCGCCCGTCTCACGGTCGCGAGGCGTGTTCGCCTCGTACTCGTCGCGGGCGTCGAGGATCGCGGCAGCGGCGGGGCAACGCTCTTCGAGCCGCTCCCGGCCGATCTTGATCCCGCGAGCCCGACGGCGGGCGGCGGCGGCCTTGTCGCGATAGATCGAGAACTGAGCGAGCGGCTCGCCGTCCGAGATCTTCGCGGCACAGTCGGCACCGACGCGAATCAGGTCGCCGCTGGGGCGGTGCAGAAAGACCGCGAAGTCGAGGAAGTTCGCGCCACACACGTGGCAGAGCCCGCCGTGCTCGTGCGTGCTGAACTTCGCACCCGTGCGAGCCTGATAGTCGCGGAGGAACTGCTCGGCCTCGCGGACGGCGATCGACTTCAAGGGGCAGGCCGGGTCGAGGTTGTACGACCCGCAGCAGACGAAGTCGTAGTCGTCGTGGTTGAAGGCGGAGGGTCGGTGGACGTCAGTTCGCTTGCACATGGTCGTGGTCTCCGTCGAGGCACCATTGCCTGACACGCACACAATAGCACGACGTGACACCAATGCAAGGGGCGAGGCGAGAATTCCGAAGAATTCTTGCCCCGCCACGTCGCTTCGGTTGCGGCCGGTCAGCCGGTCGTCCGATCCTGCCCATCGATCATCGCCTTGACGATGAGATGAACATGGTCCACGTCGGATGCCATGCGAATGGTACGCCACGCCTCGCCAATCTCCACGAGGCGTGACTGGTGGGCCTCTTTCCAGTAGATGAACATGCGTCCATCATGCCGCCGCTGGACGTCAACGCGACCAACTCTGGCTCCGTCGTAGATGCGGACGTCGAACCGGCAGCCGTCGCAGTTCCACTCTTGATCTTCCCATCGGATAACCGCGCCGCAGAAGAACGGGTGGACGCCGTCCTCGTCTCGAATCGCGTGAAGGTGCCAGCGGAGGATCTCGGCATGGTCGCGTGGCGAGTAATCCGGGATCAGGGGAAATTGCAGTGTCTTCTTGGTCATGGTCGTGGTCTCCAAAGGGGGTTCGTCGGGTGAACGGGGGGACTCGGCCGGACTGACCGAGCCCCCCCAAGAATTCAGAAATTTCGGATGGTCGCGAGCAGTTCCTCGGCCGCCTCGATGGCCCGGTCGAGGGCCACGGGCCGGGTGATCGCCTCGGCCTCGACGCCGACCGCCCGCAGGTTCTGCACCACAAGGGCCGCGTCCTCGCGGCTGTACTGGACGGCGTCCTTGCGGTCGCCGTGCCGATACCGGCCGTTCTCGACCACGTAGTACTGGCCGAAGCCGAGGGCGATGATGAACGGCGTCGCGGTGATCATTGCGACTCGGTTGTCCCGCTCCTCCTTGAGGGCGACGAGGTCGGCGGCGATGCGGGAGGCGGCTTCGGTGAGGGCGGTGTTCGTGGTCATGGTCGTGGTCTCCAAAGGGTCGGCGGGATTGCCGACACGCACAAGATAGCACGTCGTGACACCATTGCAAGTAGTTGGGAGCACAATTCCAAAAAAAAGTGCCCCCGGCCAGACGGCTGCTGACGCGGGGGCGGGAGGAGTGTGCGGGGTTGGTTCTAGCAGTCGGCGGGTCCGACGGCACCAGAGGCGAGGCTGGTGCCGTCGGTCGCCGGTGGGGGGACCACGCGGGTGTCAGCCCACCGGGACACCTGCGTGGCCGCCGCAGTGTACTCCTCGACGGCCTGCTCGTCACCCTCCACCTTGGCTGAGTTCGCCCACTGCATGAGGAGGTGGTACGCGAGCAGGGTGCCGAACCGGCTCTCCAGTCCGGCGGCGAGCGTGACCGGCGTGCGGGCCTCAGACATCGTCGGCCTCCGTCGCCAGCATGATGTGCGTCAGGTCGATCCGGGACAGCATCGTCGTCGCCTGCACGGACAGCACCGCACCGTAGTCGCGGAGCCCGCTGAGGGCAGCCGCCACGCCCGTCAGCACCTGCCCCATCTCGGACGGGCTCACGCCAGCAGCGGCCGCCTCGCGGCACGCCCGCGTCGCCTGCTCCGGGACGCTGTCCAGCAGGGCCGTCGTCTGGCTCAGGGCCTCCAAGCAGCCGGTCAGGGTGTCCATCGTCTCGCCGAGCCGCAGCCCGGCAGGTCCGTGGCCGCTCGCGGCCGCCTCATCGTCGTTCGAGAGTCGCATTCGTGGTCTCCAGAGCCGCACCATCGCGGCCTCCGGCACGCTACCCAGCCGTCGCACGCCCGTCAAGGCGTGTCGCAAGTGCCTGCCAGCCCACGACTTGCGTCAGGCGGCTCGAGGGCCGATGGGAGGGGGGGCAGGGGGGGAGGGCATGATCAGGACCGAGCGAAGCGAGGGCTATTAGCCCGATCGTCCCGTTCGAGGGTCGTGGCGAGCGTATGCGAGTCCGACCCGGCCCCCGGACGGGCGATATGGATTTAGCCGCCCCCGAAATCGTGCAAATCTGGAGTCGAGTTACAGATTGGCCGGTCCCGGCGATTCTTGCGGCGAATCCCGGCGAGTCCACCGCCTATCGGCCTTTGCCCGGGGCCTGATGGCCCGGGCACGGCCGTCGGCTGGTGCTCGCGTTTTCGCGTTGTGCTCGTGTGGGCTGCGTTTCTAATTCGCGCGACCAGACTGCGGAGCCGAGGCGCACCGACTCCCTACCCGCGAGGTAGAAAATCGGTGAGTCACCAGACCGCATCGCGTCGGCGACACCGTCTCAGCCTTTGGTTCAGGTCGCTGAGATTCCTCCAACCTGTCCCCTAGCCGCGAGAACGCGACACCTGAGCAGTGCAGCCGTCAACCGACTCAGCACGAGGATTGACCCGGTACGATGCCCACGGGGAAGCGGCAGTCGAGATGCCCTGAAGCAGTCCGCTCTCGACAACGGAATTCCAAGATGGCTCATCAACAGTATCGGAACAAACCATGGCTGGCAACTGGGACGGATTGAGGGAGATGTTCTTGGAGGGCTACCCCGGGGTGCGTCGCCGGTGGCAGGCCCGGTACGCCGACCTGATCGAGAGCGGCATGGACGACGCCGACGCCAAGGACGCCGCCGACGACTTCGCTGGGATCTCTCCCAACGACGAGCGAGTCACGAAGTGGATGGCCCGAACCGGACTCGTCCCCGACGACGGCGGGGCCGCTCCAGAGGGCCCCGACGAGTCGGGGGGGGCGACAGACGTCCAGAACGTCCGCTGGGTCGCAGAGAACCTGAGCAACCCCTCCGTGACCCCGTCCTCGGCCCCCAGCCTCTCGGCGTGGAACATGCTCGTCTTCGCTCGCACGAACCCGACACAAACCGCCAAGTTCTGGAGCGACCTCTACAAGCCCATCATGCTTCCCGCGAAGAAGGATCTGGAGAACACGAGCAGGGATCTGGAGGACGAGGAGCGGTTGATGCACATCATCGATCAGGTTCAGAAGATGGCTGAGGAGGCAGGGCAGTCATGACCGCACCCCGAAGCCTGATGGCGAACCTTGAGTTCCGACGCAAGGTCATTCACTTCGGGTTCAAGAACAAGATGAACGCGGCAGGGATCCGGATGATGTGCCGCAAGGATCCGGCGTTCTTCTTCGACACGTTCGCGTGGACGTACGACCCTCGCCGGAAGCCCAGCCGACAGCCGTTCATCCTGTACGACTATCAGCGGGAGTCGCTTCGGGGGGTGGACGCCGCGATCGGATCGCACGACATCAAGATCCTCAAGAGTCGAGACATGGGTGCGTCGTGGCTCGTGCTGACCACGTTCCTGTGGCGATGGCTGTTCGCCCCGGTCGCGGAGTCCTACCTGCTCGTCAGCCGCAACGAGTCGTACGTCGATGGCGGTTCCAAGTCTCTGTTCTGGAAACTGGACTACGTGCTCGACACGCTGCCGGGCTGGCTGCTGCCGGACTACACCCGGAACAAGTTGAGGCTGACCAACAACAACACGGGCTCCTCGATCGACGGCGAATCGACGACCGGGCAGGTCGCTCGTGGCGACCGCCGGACGGCGATTCTGCTGGACGAGTTCGCGGCGTTCGATCTACAGGACGGATTCAGTGTCCTGTCCTCGACTCGCGATGCGACCGCGTGCCGCGTGTTCATGTCCACACCCAGCGGAACAGGAAACGCATTCCATGCAGTATCGGAGAACAAGGAAATCGCAGAGATCCGTATGCACTGGTCTCAACACCCCATCAAATCGGAAGGACTGTATGAAGTCGATGGGAAGATGCGGTCTCCTTGGTATGACAACGAAGTCAAGCGGTGCATCTCTTCTGTTGAAGTCGCTCAGGAACTCGACATCGACTTCACGGCGTCGCAGTCGCTGTTCTTCGAGCCGGAGCGAATCAGCGCCCTCTCGTCTCGACACGTGTGCAACCCGTACCGGCGGGGCCGGATGGACGAGCAGAACGGGGAATGGGTCTACGTCGATGACCCCACCGGACCGCTCCACCTGTGGATCCACCCGGACGGTGCGGGCGACCTGCCCCGCGACCGGACCTACGCGATGGGCATCGACATCGCGACCGGCACCGGGGCGTCGAACTCGGTGCTGTCGATCGGGGACTGCAAGACCGGCGAGAAGGTCGGGGAGTTCGTGATCCCGACCATGCGTCCTGATCAGTTGGCTCGGCAGGCGGTGGCGATCGCCCGCTGGTTCAGGGGAGTGAACAACCGGGGAGCCTTCATGGTCTGGGAGGCCGCCGGTCCCGGCCGCATCTTCACCGACGTGGTCATCAACGACCTCAACTATCGGGAGGTCTACCTACGGAAGTCCGAGGGCCGGGTCGCCAGCAGGCACAGCGACATCGTTGGCTGGTATCCGACGCGGGACACCAAGATCACCCTGTTCGGAAACTATCGAACCGCCTTGTATTCCGAGTCCTTCATCAACCGCTCGGCCGAGTCCATGAAGGAACACCGGGAAATCGTGTATACCAAGAACGGATCGATAGAACACGCACGTTCTCAGGGTTCGGATCCGTCAGGAGCGAGAATGAATCATGGAGACAGAGTGACTGCCGATGCTCTGCTCTGGATGGTGATGTCAACGCCAAGCGGGACGAACCAAGAGGCGACCTCCTTCGACGGCAGCAGTTTCGGATCGCGACGAATGGCAGCAATAGAATCCGCACGCAAAGCGAGGGAATGGTGAATCAATACCAACGAATCGGGACCGCGATCGAGTGGAGCCGAAAGCAGATGACGCCGTTCCGAGAGCGGCGAACCAGAACGCTCCGGCAGTACCTCGGCCACCACTACGGTTCGGCTACCAGCAATGCCGAACGCATGCCGATGAACATGCTCGCCCTCGCGGTGCAGACGTTCAGCAGAAACCTTGCCGCTCGAAACCCTGCGGTGACGATCTCGTCCCGCAAGCGTGAGTTGGCCCCGCTCGCGAAGAAACTCGAACTCACGATGAACCAGACGATCGAAGAGATCGATCTGCGTTCGACTCTTGCCACCGCAGTCTTCGACGCGATCTTCTACGTCGGCGCCGTCAAGGTCGGATTGACCGAAGGTGCTGCCGCCGAACTGCATGGAGAACTTCACGACGCCGGTCTTCCGTTCGTCGATGCCATCGATCCGGAAGATCTGGTCATCGACATGAACGCCAGCCGGTTCGAGGCGATGCAGTTCTGCGGAAACCGCTACCTGTTGCCGCTGGACATGGTCCGGGACTCGAAGATCTTCGGTGCTGCGGCTGACGGTCTCGTTCCGGCGAGCACGCTGTCGCACAACGAGTACGGAGACAGCCGTGTTCAGACTCTGACCAACGAAGATTCGTACTTCCACGACAGCAGCACCGCCTATCCGCTCGTCGAATTGTGGGACATCTACCTCCCATACGACAATCTGATGGTGACTTTCCCGGCAGATGCTCGCGGTGCAGTCGATTGCACGCGGGTTCTCCGCGAAGTCGAGTGGGATGGGCCGGAACTCGGCCCGTATCACCTGCTTTCACTCGGCGAAATGAGCGGAACGGTCATGCCGGTGCCGCCGATCACCAACCTGATCGACATGAACGACGCGATCAACCGCTCGTTCCGCAAGTTGATCCGGCAGTTGGAGCGTCAGAAGACGATCACGGTCGTCTCAGGCGGCGCCGATGAGGACGGAAACCGCATCATGCAGGCCGACGACGGCGACATCGTTCGCGTCGATCGGCCGGAGGCCACTCGCGAGATGCGATTCGGCGGTCCGGATCAAGTCACGACCGCGTTCACTGTCCAGATGCGTGAACTGTTCTCGTATCTGGCGGGCAATCTCGACGCGATGGCCGGACTTTCGCAGACGGCGGGAACTCTCGGTCAGGAAGAACTGATCAAGGCTTCGAGCAGCGAGAAGATCCTTGACATGCAGTCCCGGATGCTGACTTTCACCAAGAAGGTTCTGCACGACGTTGCCTCTTGGGTGTTCTACGACCCGGTTCGAGAGTTCTCCGTCGATGTTCCACTCGGCGATTCCGGCA